TCCCACACACGGCCCCATCCCATCAATCCATACCAAGCTAACCCCTGATCTCTTCCAAAATCAGTAGTTTCTTTAGTACGCATTTCTTCAGGAATAGCCATAGCTTCTCTTACAGGATCTTCACCAAAAAATACAGCTTCACCTAGAACACTGGAAGCACCAACACCATTACTTAGAGAATCGGTATGATTACTTTCAATGAACCTTACATGGTAAAATGGCATTCTTCCAATCTCACCTCGATAGAACCCTTCAGCATTTGCATAGTTACTGATGGACTCAAACCCAGGATCATCATGGAGGCCACGGATAAACTTTACCGAAGCAATGCAGATATAGTGATTATCCTCAAAGAACGGAATAGGTCTACCCACGTTAGAACCAAAAATACCAGTTTTCATTGCATCTACAATTTCTTTCACATGGGCTACGGTAATGTTATTGGTAGCTTGCGTAGAAGCAGTACCATCCACATCCCACGTAATAGCAGTAGAGCTAGTAGGAATTGCAATAACATCGCTAAGTTTAAATTCCTTTGCAATGTTTCTATCAATCGTCTTTGCCATATGATTCCTAAGAGCCTTCAAATACACACTAGACTCTACAGGAACCTCAGCCAATGTTTCCAATTTCTCAGTAAAGGGAATTTGGAGTCCATACTCATTAACAGTAATGAGTTTAGGAGTGATGGTTACACTCCCTGAAGGAATTTTGTCTAATTCATTAATTGGACCATCTGAGGAAGCAATATCAGTGTTACTAGACCTATAGATCTGGACTGATTCACCTTTATTTTTTCCAAAAGCAGATTCCGTAGAAACAAACTGACGAAATTTCATCATTGGCTGAGCAGCAGCAACGACTCTTTTACTAATATCTACAACTGTTCGTAACTTAGTTGTAAGATTACTATCGTTTGCCCAACTTTGTTGCGCCATTAGTTTAATCTCCTAACATTTGTAGGAGAATCATATAGTCTATTCCTTAACATGCGTAGGAGGTGTTCTCTTCCTACTTGCATTCTGTACAGCAATATGTTTTTTAAGTTCAGATTCAGGATCTTCAATTCTTGGTTTTCCTTTACTCTTAACTTTGCCACTAGGAGGATTGCCTCCTGAAGGACCTTCTACATGATCTCCATCATTAGGACCATCATCATCATTAGATGATCCTCGAAGCACTATGAGTCTTTCCCTAACTTTTTTAGCTGCAACATCCAGCCTTTTTCTAGGAGAAAGTTTAGGATCTGTACGTGCTACATAATATTCAATCATATCATGATTTTCAGCTATATCAGGGTTTTCTTGTGACCATTCTTCTACAACTTGCCTATTACTAGACTTTCTAGATTCCTCATTAACTAGTTCTTGTTTAAGTTCCTGCTTAATGGATTCTCGAAAGGCTTTAGGATTACTGTAGAAATCACCTAAGATTTTGGTATTTTCATCTACTCCATCCCCGCCACTTTGTCTACCATCACCTTGGTCACTAGCTTCGGGAAGTTTGGTCTCTATTAATTCTCTAAGTTCCTGAAGTTCTTCCTTGGTGTCTTGTCTTGAAGAATGAAGAGACTTTTCTGCTTCCTGATAACCCTTCACTAACTCATCTACCGTCTTGTACTTTCCTGCATAGAGCTTCTCTTTTCCACCATCATCATCACTGCCCTGTGGATTGGGGTCTAGTGTGTTGTCATGATCATTTGCCATTTATAGGCTCCTTCCTAGGTATAGAACTATTGATCTTTAGTTCTGCTAGATTCTAGGTATCATGATTTGGTAATCATGGCTAGAATGTTAGGTTGTAATGCTATTTGGGTATCCTTCACCATAAAGGGCCAAGCACTATTTCTCATCTTTTTTGTTCTCTTTCCTATCTTCCTGTTTCACAGTATTGTCTAAAAAATTCAACTGCAAATCAGCAAGCGCAAATCTTACTCTTGAACCTTCACGTTGTTCTAAAACCAACAAACGTTTAAGTTTCAAATTTTCTTCTTTCAATTCTAGAATTTCTTTACTCTCATCCATTTTTAATCCTTTGCATAGCTTTTATTTGATTCAAGCTGCTTCATTAACTTCCTAAGAACAGTTATCTCTGCTATTGCTTTTTGCTGTTTAAATTCATTTTCTGCAATGTCTAGAGCACCAAGAGACTTATCCAGTTGACGCTCCACAATGGGAACTAAAGCAGTGTGAATAGTTTCACTTGCTACTCCTAGACGTTTTAAGCTTTCATCTGATATTTCTTGTATCAATTTCCAAAACCACCTGGATCATTCATAATATTATCCTCTTGGAGATATAACTGCTCCCTTCCTAGTATTAGGATTAGCATTGGGATTGTTCCTTGCTCCTCCAAGCTGTGCTCCCTTTTGTCCATTAGTTATTTGTGCAGGAGTTAGATTAGATCTACTTCCTTGAGGTTGTCCAGCCAGTATCGCAGAAGGATCACCCTGTCCACTATCATTACCTAGATTAGGCAATATGTCTTGAGGATTCCAACCCAAAGATATAACCACCTGCTCCAACATATTATCCATGTTTATACTTTCCATAGCACCAGGAACATTAGATATAAGTTCTATAAACCTCATTACCTTTTGTAAATCCTGAGCCTTATCTAAAAATATGCTAACTCCCCTTGCTCTAAACTTGAAATCTCCTACCATAGTAGCATAGCGTTCTTCTGGAGACATTTGTGAAAGCTGAACTGAGGTTTGAGGGAAGTTCTCCAAAAACCTAGGCAAAGTATAATTAACATGATATTGATATGCGGTTTTTGCTATCATATCTAACATTGGATCAAGTGTAGTTTTCTCCACTGTCCTTGCAGCATTATCTAGGTTAGCAGTTGCAGCAGCAGTTAAGCCTTGAAATTCACCTAATGTTTCCGATCCGCCTATAGGTTGCCCCTTCAAAGAATTAGGTATAGAAGTTGATAACTGTTGTTCTTGGTCTAAAAACCCTAAAACATTTAATGCTAAATTTGGTATCTTACCTGTGGTAATATTTCTTACCACATTCTTTGTAGTAGGATTTTCATATGATTTAACTCCAAATGCTACACCAGGATACACCCCACGTTTGACTTGTCTAGGATCAGCTAACAAATCAGTGTCTATCTCATAGGCTTGCATAGCATCAAACTGTGCTCCATCAATTATTAAGCAACTAAGTTCTGTAATCATCTTAGCTATACCTATGATATCTTCCACTAACCCTCTGTTGTATATAGAAAATGGCACCTTGTAAGGTGTGCCTATAACATATGGAGCTTTGCCATGAAAGAAAGGATTGGTTTCTGGTTTCCTAAGTACTACATCTTCATCTGCTATGGTAAAGGTAGCATTGTGTGCTAGAATTTTACCATCATCACTATAGATATCTCCCCAATAGTGAAATAACTCTACCTCTCTAATAAAAGAATCATTCCTAGAAGCATTCTCACCTTTCCTACGTGCTTCTTGCTGCTTCTCTATCAAAGCACCACTACGACTAGACAACTGTTCTACAGCTTCTTTATCATATATACCTTTGTCTGCTAATTTAAACAGGTATGCCAAATCCACTGTAGCTTTCTCTATATGATAGCTATCTCTTGGACCTACCCACATATTATAACTAGGTATTGCTTTTACTCCTAGTCTACCTTCTACTCTAGGATCTTTGGTTATTACTTTGAAAGGAATTACTTTAGTCCCTACCTTGATGCCTAAATCTACAATATCTTCTTTCTTAGTCTTCTCCACCCATCTAGGTTCTCTTGTAGTTACCCAATTCCACCACACCTTGTATATAATAGTAGAAGTTATAAGTCCATTCTTCAATCCTTCACTGAATTCATTTACAAATCCAATTTGATCCAACCAATAATCCATCAAATTTATAGTAAACAAACCTTGTTGTATGCCTAGTTTAGTTTCACTTTCTATCTGATAGAATCTTTTCATCTTTATCAAAGCACGTTCAAATGTACCTGTAGCTGTATCAACAGCTTCTCTAACCTTGGGAATATTTATCTGTGCTTGCCACTCTTCCTTGCCAGACCAATCATACTCTCCATTATAAAGACTCCAGGCTGAGTCCCATATTACCTCTCTAGGCTGTCTTATATCATCTGCTTTCCTAAAGGCTTCAGTCCAGTAAGTAGACACTAGTTCATCTGAAATGTTTAACTTTTTAGGGTTCTCAAGTTCTATACCTTCTGCTTTAGAAGGTTCAATACCTATAGGAAGTTCTAACTCATGTGCCATATTTTATCGTCCAAAATTATATGTTGGTCCACCAATTTCAACTGTTCCTCTGCCTGAAAGATCTAAATCCATTATCCTACTGCATATTACTTGAAGTGCATCATGATCATGGCTATATTCATTCTTTTCAGGATCATCTTTACCTTGACCACTCTTATTAAACCCATAATGATACCCACCGTCAAAACCCTCTATAAGATGTGAGACTCCTTCAGCATCTAGCACTAGTTTTGGAAGTCCTTTTGCATTTGTTTTAAGGAAATCTCCCACTGCTTTTCTACGTTTAACTTTACTCTTCAGTCCTGGAACACAATTTGTTTTAAACTCTTTGTTTATAAACCCTACACAGGATCTTTTATCTACCTGATTCCTATTTACTCCTGTCTCATCAACTACATCAAAGTACTTAAAACAACCTGGGAACCATTCTAATGACTGTTGTTTCACTGCTGGTGCAAAGTGTTCTATATCCGTATCACTTGCAGTTAGCTCTTTGTATACAAACAACCTAAAAGGACCTAGTAATTGTACAAAAACACAGGCCATGCCTTCTTTAGCTAAACCAAAATCCCATCCTCTTATAATTGGATGTGCTCTAGACCATTCTAAAGGTTCATCACTTACATGGAACTCCCTACTATAATCATCAAGATACACTGGTATTCCACTAAAACTAGAACCTACAATTTCATATTCACGCATCCACTCCGCATAAGTCATACCCGCTCTAGCATTCTCTTTCCACTCTTTAGTACGTTTTCTAGGATCAGCACTATAGTGAAGTCTTGCTATGCAGAATTTATTTGTTTTATTCTTCCATACCTTCAACCCTTGGCAGATTTTGGTTATTTCTACCCCTTGAGGAATATCTTCTTTTATCTTAGTAGGAATGCTATCTTGGATTTTTTGTAGTTGCATTCTTTTTTAATATTTCTATACTTTGTATAGTACTAGTACTTATATAGAATTGACTACAATAATCATCCTGACACTTAGCCAAAGCTATGACTGTTTGATTTCCTTCACATCCTATATAAAACCCTACTATAGTCATTGGAAGAAGATGTTCTTCACTTAGCATTTGCTTTTTGCTTTGCCAGCCCTCTTGATTTCTAGTGGCATGATCTAAAGCTTTTACCTCAACCCTATCACCAAACTGAGGAACAATCTTTTTCCTTTTTGCCATTATATCCTCTACCTATCACTTACTTGGTCAAAACACAGGTCCCTGAATGGACCAACTTGAAATGAAGATATCAAGGTAATTCTTCCTCCTCCTTCTGCTGTTGGTTTAAACGCTCCAATGCTTTCTCTGGCCTTGGACCAAAATGCTATTTCATCTGCAAGAACCGCTGTAGCTGTAAATTGTCTAAGCTGGTTAGCTCCTTCAGCAACTCCTTTAACAAAAGAATGCAATCCAGGCCATTCCATTAGGTTATAAAGTGCTCTACCCCTCTTGAGAGAAGGTTTGATCATAGCATCAGAAGGAATATGATTGTACATGAACTCTGCTCTTTGCACTAGTTCATTGCTCTTGTCTGCTGTTTCACTCTGAAAAAATACCTGTGCTCCTTCATGGAACATTGCAAGCCACAGGTGGTTCCATACCATCAACCATGACATTTGCATTCTACGGCTCTTAGGACAAGCAAATAAAGGTTCTTTTAGCCATAGTTCTGTGATTTCCCTTAACCAGGGATATTTAGGGAACTTCTTTATTGGCATTCTTAGATCTACACTGTCTAGAGTATAGACTAGTCCCATATCTATAGCTGCCCAAGGATGTTCCATCATAGCCTTTTGGATGGTTATGATTTTGTCAGCTTTACTAGTATTAGGTTCAACTATGGGATTTGTCATATATATACTTTAAAATTTTCATATTTTATACTCCAGGTTTAATAGGCGCAGTATCTCCATACATCTGGAATACCCCCTATTCTCTGTCCTGGTCCTCCTAGTTTAGTTTCCATGTTATGGACAATGTGGACAAATATCAGCTCCACAATCCCTTTCTTTGCACAATTTTGTTAGTTCCTGGGAAGTTTCTTTAAGATCTTCTAGCTGTTTATTTCTAGATCTGCAACCTGAAAATGAAAAGGTAAATAGTAAAATAACAAAAAATACGATAATAGTTTCAGTTTTCATTTATAACCCAGGCTTAATTGGTGCACCATCCATAATTTACTTCTTCTTCTTTCTCTTTCCCTTTTTCCGCTTCTTACGTTCTTTTGCAGTATGTACTGGCATTATATCCTCCTTTTGTTCTATTTAAACCTTGCTCGTAACCTTTGTTTTTTCTTAGTTGATAATCTTTTAACTATTTGTTTAGCTTTTTTTCTCACAGTTTTTTCAAGCATCTTAGGATGTTTTCTATGTAAATCTTCATGAACTATAGTATTAATAATAGTTGAATCTTGTTTAGAAGTAATTCCATCTTTAATAAATTTCTTAGAAGCTTTTTTATTTATTTCAATTAATTTTTTTTCAAAATCCGTCCTTCCATGGACCTTCATCTTATTGTTAGTTTTAAATCTAAATTTGCGAAAGGCCACCTATTTATTCCCTTCAGTATCAAGATCAAGGGACTTGGGAGTGTCCTCTTTACTAGCCACTATTTCGTGTGTAAGTCTCCTTATAACAGCCTCGCCAAGCCCCTTTTCAAAGTCTTTGTTCTCATCTTTGTTTCTAAATACAGGGTGTCTATCCAAAAGATCCTTTGCAGCTTTGAACTTCAACTCTCCACCTGCATATCTCATAGTATCCCTAATAGTATCTACAGCCTCCTCCCCTAGTCCCTTTACTCTTTCCTCTATGAACTGTTCATTGGTAAGTTTCCTGAGTCTTTCAATCTCTCCCTTTATATTAGTCTCATTAAGAATTCTCTTTACCACTTCAACACTTACGTTATAATGTTCTGCAATATCTTCCACTTCCTGGTTCTCCAGATATCTCAGCATTATTTCCCTATTTCTAGGTTCTAGTGAAGTCTTTAATTTCTTGTCCATACACTTTAAATGTAACCTTTAGAACAGTGTTTGTCAATAAGAATAGAACAAATTTCTAAAGATAATTTCATTTCCAACCAACTCCTTAATATTACTACATAATCTCTACCTCAACTAACATTCTATTTCCATCTCATTTCTTGAATACAGAAATCTTACATTAACTGTAAGGTTTATGTCAGATTCACGTCAGGTCTATGCGAAGATTACAGTCTATATTCACCGCAGAGGGAGACACAAGGAGACACCTTTAAAAAGTCATATGTTCATTTTATCAATGGGCGTTGCACATGGACGTGGGGGTGAGGTTGATGATGGTAGGGTAGGGTATGCCTTATATGTTGTGATTATTATTGCATAATTTGTCATTTTCTAGTGTTATGAGGTATAAAATGGTGTGCTATTGCTCATAGAACAGAGTTATACTATGGAGGTAACTAGCTAAGTAGTTGATATTGCGTTAGGTGTCCTTACCCCCTATATGTTGTGGTAGGGGTAACTGTATATAGTGGTGTTTTTTTATACTACGTAGAACATTGTTCTATTATGACACATCATACAAAAACATCAAACTTGTAAGTCCCATCGACGGTCGAGATTTCGTAGCAATATCAACTACAATGATATTAGAACATTGTTCTATTATGACAAACGTGTAACTTTGTACATTTATGAACACCTTAACCCCCTATATTCACTATGTTTGCACAATTATGTCCAAAGTGTCTCCTTTTGACCCTATAATTTAGAGGGAATTTACTGAAGATAATCTTCAATGATTTCAATACCCCTTTAAGG